ATTCTTCTGCGTTCTAGCTCTGCGCGTGCTTCATCAGGTGTAACCATAATTATTGTCCTGCTATCTTAGCTAATTCTTCATCACTCATAGATTCAACGCGTTTATTTCCCTTAGCCATCCCCGGTTTAATATCCGTAGATGGGGCGCCTTCAGCGAATTTTTCAGGCTTATCAGGAAAGGGATCATTTTTGGCGTGGGTATCTTCCCATTTAAGTTTGGCATCAGCATAGTTTCCAAAGTCAATCTCTGCGTCAGCCGCCGATTTACCAGATTTGACAGAACTAATCACAAATTTTGCCTTCTCTGTTGCAAGCTGCGAAAGATTATCCAAAAGCTCCATGACGTTCAGGTTTCCTTCAGGCGTTCCTGTAAGACCCATTTTGGATTTGTCGAGCATCTTAATCTTAGCTTGAGCTATCTGTGAACCCTTAAGTGCATCTCCGAGCTTTAGAACAAGGCCTTGTGATACTTTTTGATAGGTATCAATGTCACCTGGCTTTCCAGCTCGTAAAACAGATCCTAGGTATGGGCTTACTTCTGAGGCTAGACCTCTCAAACCTCCGGTCGTTATCTTCTTTTGAAGATCCTTCAATGTATGGATTTCATGATGAACTTCTCTCTGTTTAGCAATTGAATCTCTCGCTTCATCTACAGCCCTTACATTCATCTTTGCCATTTCGGAAGCATGTTTTTTATTATATTCAGCCTTTGCTTCGTTTTCTTCTACAGGCATCCCCGAAATAGGAACAATCTCTAGCTCGCCCTTCTCATTCTTGCGGACCAAAGGTTGCTTAGGATTCATTGGGAACATGCCCTTGGTTAAAGCTGCCTCTTCCATCTCCTGCTTGAACTTCTGCCCCTTCCAACCATGCTCTTCTTGCTGCATACCGAGTTGAGCCTGATGAATGCCCATTGTGTCTTGATGCTTTTGTTTTGCAAACTCATGCTTCAAATGATTCTCAGCCATCGTGCGCTGTGTGTTGCCAATGAGGTGTTCCATTTGGGCGCCACGCTCTTTTCGAAGCTGGATATCTTCACTAGCCTTTGCGAAAGCATCGCCACCCTCCTTAACAGCTTGTCCCCAAGAGGCGACGCCTGCTTCTTTACGACCTGCATAAGCGCCATGATAAGCTGCTTGCCCCATATGATAAGCTTTGTCAGGGTTGGGATTTTGCATCTTATAAGCTGTTTGAGCCATGTTCTGTAAGTCCTGCGTCTGCTGACCCTTCATATAAGGCTGGTTGAAGTCCCAATTTGATTGCTGAGGCTGCTGCTGACCTTGTTGGGGTGCCATTCTCTGCTGTTGTGCCATTTTAGTTTGAGCATTTTGCTTTTGGTAAGCCCTCTGACGCGCCGCGTTTAGATGGGTTGTATCCAAGGCATCATTAACGCCCTTATGGATAGGATTCGTCGGAGCATCACCACCGGCAGCGTAATGTCTGATGTGATGAACATATCCACCGTGAGCATATGTTGGTTCCCTCTGATAAATCTGTGAGAGCATTCCACCCTGACCTCTATTGGGATCAATCTGGCCTAAAGGCATCCTATTGGCATTCTGAGTGCTTTGATCCAACATCTGGTCGTATTGTAGCTCAGGATAGCCTGAATTCATCTGCTGAGGTCTCATAGATCCCATCTCAGCATCCGGCATCCCTTGAGGCATTTCCTGCTCTTGATAGTCTGCGGGATCGGCTAAACCGCCTTGAGCAAACTTGATATAACCGCCTCGCTTTTGCCCAGCTTGACGTTGGTGGAATTGTTGGCCCATTTGGGCGCCAGCGACACCCCAGGGATTAGGACCTGGAGCTTGTGGCTGATAAGGATTATAAGCTTGCTGGCCATTGAATCCATGAGCTAACCCTGCAACTCTCTCTACCTGAGCATAAGGATAGTTCATACGCTCTTGCCATGCATGATGAGCCGCATTCAATTGAGCCTGTTGATGCTGTTGACCCATAGCGCCTACGTTCTGTAAGTTCTGGATATTCCGAATGTCAGCTTCAGCTCTGGCACCTCCAACGAGTGGGAATAACCGCCCAGCTTCCATCTTACGACCAACGTCAGCCTCATGAGCAGCCCCTAAAGCACGACCAGCCTCTAGATTGCGTCCCTGCTGACCCTGCGCGATGCCGACAGCTTGACCATAGCCCTGATGCATTAACTCACCCTGCTTGTGAAGAATCGCTTCCTGGGAGTCTCTCATCGCTTTGTTCGTCAAGTTCTGATGACCCGTAGAGCCATATTGACCACTCCGGATGAACTGATCATTAACCCCTGGAAGAATGTTTTCCATCAAGTTACGACCACCCTGACGCGCAATGTTTTCAACTACATTTTGCTGATAGGGGTTCATATACTGCGCGATGTTCTCAACAGGGTTCGCAACACCTCTCTGCATATAAGGCTCAATCTTAGCCGCTATATTGTTCTGATTGTTAACAGCCTCACGGATGTTTCCAGCGCCTTCTTCAGCAAGGCGATGCTGGAACTCAAGGCCACCGCGCTCTTGGTTCTCCTCAACCGCTCTTTGCTGTGCCATCTCTTGCAACGGGTGAAGGTCTGCTATGACCTTGCCCGGATATTGCTGATACTGCGGTTGAGCAACCCGAAATTGGTTCATCTGTTCCATTAATCGATTTATCCAACCGCCGGGACCGGCATACCAGTCGGGGGCTCCACCGTAATTTGGCATTTATTCTCTCCCTATCAATTCTTCAACTTAGCGATGTAACCGCCAACAGACTTAGCCTTTGGAGGGAGCTTTTTGCCCTTACCACGCTTTTGAGTCCTTATCCGCATGACCATCTCTTCGAGAATCTTAGCACCCTTATTATGATTGCCGCCGCCAAGAGCCGCTACTTGCTCAGGTGAAATCTCGTATTCTCCATCGGAAACAAGAGCCTTGATCGATCCTCCGCCGCTCCTCTGTTGAGGTGCATACCGAGGGTTAAGCTGTTGGAAGTAACGATTCAGCTCATTAATGCCCGCTCTTGAGCTTCCATCGCCGATATCAGACACCGTAGACGCATCTAATATGTAGCTATTGTTAGGCAGGTTCCTTGGAATGCGGTCATCTTGACCTTTTCCTGGACCCTGGATAGCACCGCCACGAGGCTGGACTTGACGTCCTAAAGCACTCTGGAAAGGATTCTCCTTTGCGCCAGGCATTCCCGGAAATCGCATTGTTCCGCCACCAGCCATGTGTCTTTGACGTGGCCCACCAGCGTTTCTTAATCCTTCCGCCGCAGCATTCGGACGGTAGGCTCTTTGATTGTTCTGTGCGAATTCATTAAAGCGACGATAACGTTCATCAGCGCCATTCCTAAAATCACCCATGTTAGGGCCGGCTTGAGGACCGGCTTGAGCAGCAGGGCCATTAGCGTTTGGTATAAAGTTGGCCCACTGACCCATGTTCACGTTGCCCATGCCGCCATTGGCTTCTACAAATCGTCTTCTAAAACCTGGAATTTTCACTCCCATATATTCTGGCTCATCGCCTTCTTCCCATCTTCCGTTTACAAATCCACCTCGTGCTCTGCGAGCGCGACGTGGATCTCCGGGATGAGACATTCCCTCATCTTCATTAGGCCGATAAGCTCTTTCGTTCCCAGCAAATTCAGCAAATCTTCTGTATCTCTCATTCCTGCCATTAAGAGGATTAGGCCCTTCACGACCAAGACCTTCTTGGAATGGATCTCCGCCGCCGCCTCCGCCGCCGCCTCCGGCTCCGCCGCCATGTTGTTGCTGTAAAGCAGGGCCTACGTTAACATTTCCTTGCCCTCTTTTGGCAAATTCGGCTGCCACTGCTTCCGCAATAGAACCTTTTCCCTTTTTCTTTTCGCCCTTATCTCCCCCGAACATTCCCCCAAGAGCATTACCGATAGGGTCAATCTTTGCGCCCATCTCTTTGCCAAATATCGCATTGATTGGATTAAAGAGCTTGCCCAAGAAACCACCGAGGAACATATGTCTTGGCTCATGCATATAGCCACCATGGGCAGCACGACGTCCAAAATTAGGAAGATACCCTCTGCGGATTCTTTCCGCATTATTAGGGTCTTCCTGCATATTGGGAATGAATTGAGCTGCGTCCCCAACATTTGCTTGGTAGCCCGCACCTTGTCTTTTCAATTCATCCTCATGAGCTTGACGATGTTCAGCATTATGCTTCTTCATAGCTCTTTGTTCACGATGCTGACCATAGGCTTCCATTCCCTGAGCAACAAGGGGAGTTAAGGCATTGACCCAACCCATAGCGCCACCGGCTCCTGGTTGCATTTGCAACATGGGTGCATTATTAGGAGCGCCAGAAGTGGTTCCACCCCAACCATGGCGTGGTTTATCAGCTTCAATTTCAGCTTGTTGTGCCTTTTTCGCTGCATTGGCTTGCTGTCTAGCTTGATACATCGAGGCAGCAGTTGAGGCCGCTGTCATCAGAAGAGGAATCATTGCTGCAAATGCGAAGAATTGTGGCAAACCCGTCTGCTCGTTCACGGGGACACGTTCACCGCTCATTTCCTCAAACATGTTGAAGAGGTTCGTTGTGATGATAGCAAGCTCTGAGTCGTCGCCTTTGCCCATCTCGCGCATTTGCTCAAGCTCAGGGTCTAAGGGTCGTCCAGGCTCATTTACAGGGCCACCTTGAGCGAATCCTTGCTCTTGACCACCCATGCCGCCCATCATGCCTTGCATTTGTTCAGCGATCATATCTTGCATCTCAGGGTCTTGAAGCATTTCATCAAGCTGAGTGTATTCACGAAGATTCGTCACCGGATCAATGGAAATACCACCCTGAGCCTCATCGAGCATTGCCAATTCTTCAGGATTGAAATGAGCTAATATCCGGTCATCACCGGACTGTTCATCTGCCATTTCCTGACCAATAACTTCTTGTTGAGCCTGACCGGCTAGACCTTGGCCACCCATCATTGGGTTTTGACCTTGACCTTGAGCGCCTAAGAGTGCGGGGGGTAGTGCCATTTTAATCTCCTTTATATACATAAAATTCTACACGGTTTGTATGAAATATTCTGCCCAAATTCGCCAATCATCGAAATTATTCGGAAGTGGAACTGAGACTAATTGATTTTCTTCTATCAATCGTCTGCCCCAATCCTTCCAGTCAACAAATTGATTGGCTATGGGTATATTCAGAGCTGGCAGATCAATGAATAACTGGTTTGCCCATAAGTCAAAGCTAATGTTGTGAGGGATAATTATCATGGGTACACATCCCCCGGTGCGTAACTCAAGAGAACTTTACCCATTTGGTAGTTGCCCCCTAAAGTATTACTCTCGAATCTATAGCTAATCAAACGGCCCATGTTAATCATATCTATTTTTGATAATAAGACTGTCGTTTGACCCGGTATAAATGTATAAGGTGTAGATGCCTGTACTGTTGTCTGTGCAAAATGCCGGGAATTAACCGTCACAGTCATGTTTCCGGTCATGACAAAGTCAGGCTCTAAACGCCTTATTCTCATCTGCCTATCGTTCTTTACATCGCTGTCGAAGAAGGCTGTCAGATTCGTTTCAAAATACGAGTCGATCGCTTGGTTTTGACCATAGGCAACTTGGTCTGTCCCGACTTCGTGGGTCCATATCGCATAGGTTAGATTCGATGTAAACGTCATCGTCGCTGGCGTGTTGCCACCCCCATTAGCTGTCGATATAGCTAAAGCAGTCGCATTGTAGGTCAAAGTCGTTGGGTCAACGATAGTGACGGGAGCCAATATATTCAAATCTGCGGCTGGAATGCCTCCTACAGTCAGGATATTGGCAAATATGACCAAGTCTCCGGTATTGATGCCGACAGTTGAGGGAACCGTCACCGTTACCATGAAAGAGTTAATGTTAGTCTGAATAGGGTTATTAGCCAAATTCACCGTTGTCGTGGGGTGCGGCGCAAATTGATTTAGAGTCCTATTGGAATCAGCCATGATGGGGTATTGATAGAACCCAGGCGGAACACCTGCGCTACGGCCAATGACAGAATCAAACCAGAAGCCACCCTTCTTGTTATACATAATGGCGGCATTGCATTCTAGGCTTCCCAATGTCGGGTAGAACCACCAGATTTCATCATCCAGAGGTAGGTACATGCCCCACACTTTGGAGCGAACATCCCAGTTGAGGTTATCGAAGAAATAGTCACGGCTCATGACGTTATCGAGCTTCTGGACAACACCGTTATAGACATAGAACCGATCAAGACCAATCCAGTAGAATTCGTTATCGACTGTCACAACACAATTAGCTGACATGATGGTTGTATTGGCTTGGATGGTATCGAAGTTGAATGTCGACGGCTGGCCAACGAAGGTACATCTTATGACGGAATTGAGAGACCAAAAGAGAGCCGCAGGGGCATTAGAGCCGCCACGAGTTACTAAACCCTTAACAATCTTGGTACCAGCTACAGGGAATGCAATAGCATCCGACCAATCTCCGCCCGGACGGAGTGTCGCCACAACGACGCCATCATTTCCATATTTCATTAGGTAGGGACCGACCGTGACAATACCGCCCGAAGTTTTCTGGAAAGTCGTCGAAATCTGTGCAAGAGGAGTCGTTGCTCTCACGTCTCCCCAATAGATAAGGGATTCAATGTTGTTATTGATATCAGTTGCATTCGGAGGAGCTACAGCGACGATATAAGTTGCGGAACCGGCAACAACATATATGACAGCCGCTCCGCCGCCAGCGAATGGACCACCGCCAGCATTCACGGGGATGATATACGAGAATGTCGTTGGGCCAAGAATCGTAATGGGGGCGGTAATATTGAATTGGTCGGCTGTCACACCGTTAAAACCAACGGCTCCATAGATTGTTATACTCTGGCCATTAATCAGACCAGAAGTTGTGGGAACTGTCACAATAACGACATTAGATGCATTGGCCGTTAATAAAGGATCAACTCCTAATGCAACAGGTGAGAAGGAAGGCGTAAAGGTACCATTGGCGCCTCCGCCAGCTCCTACTCCCACAGCAGCCGCACCAGTCGTGACATAAGTGAATTGAAAAGGGTTCCCAGGGACCAAAGTTATGGGTGCAGTGATATTCAATTGATCAGTTGTGAGAGTGTCCACAGGGCCAACGATTCCCTGAATCGTTACATAGTCATTGTTTTGTAACTGACCATTTAAAGGATTCAATGTCGTGACTGTCACGACATGGCTTCCTGCCGATGTCGTTATAGCAGTGGCCGCATTCAAAGGTAGGGGGATAGCACCAGAGAGAACCGTGAAGAGATCAAATGTCCATTGGTTATTAATATTTGGGACAAATCCAACGGGTGTTCTCGTAAACTCAGGTCCAGCAAGTCCCGGGGCATTGTTGAGCTGTATGTTAACAACCTCAAGGGAAAAGGGTCGTCCCAAATATACATCAATCGTATTTTGTTTTGAGACCACATACATGTTGCGCACAAGCTCAGTAGATCCCGGACTCGAAAGCGTATATCCCCCAATCTTACGAGGCTTATTGAGATAGAAACGGCACCATTGACCATCAATATAGTTATCGCGGTCATATACGGTTCCATCCCTGGCAATGCCAGGTTTGGAGCCGATAACGCCTATGATGTGGTCAATTGCCATTATGTTACATCCGCATCAGCTGTATAGTGAATACACATAAGGTCCCCAATCGCGCTGGCAGCATTTCCAACGGAATCAAAAGTAAATCTCTTAGTTGTTGACATCTGAATAGCGGTTGCTCCCATAGCTACGTTCGCTGTCTTATCCCAAGCAAGGGCGTTAGCCGCAGCTGGGTTAAATAATGTAATATTAGGAACAACCCTCATGTCATAAGGATAATCAAAGGTTGTCGAATGGTTATTTAGGGCGCCCGCATGACCTATTAAACAACATATTTCACCGGTATTAAGGCCAGCGTTCTGTACGGGTAAAACCCCATATTCGAACGACTTGTTGTAGAAATATTTACAGCTGACCAGCTCATCCTGATAAGACCGTCTATCAAATGGTGTCTGAACAGGACTTACCTCAAGCTGAACATCCGTGATAGCGAAATAGTCGTTGATCCCCGCAACACCCGTAGGAGTGTATGAGAACACAACGCCCAACATGGTTGTGAACCCTGATATAGCCGCACTACTGAAAGTGAAGTTAGTTAAGGAGTTTGGATTGAGAGGGTTCAAGACAACGTTTTGATTGATGACCGTTGCTTGGCCTACGAATCCTGTGGAGAGGAACGAAACGTCAACAAGACCGGTACCTGTAACAACTTGCACGTTCAAGACGTCTCCAGCTGATGAATAAGTCGCTCCACATGTCGCCAGAAAGCTTATGGTAATAATGTTTCCAGCAGACGCATTTGACATGGATTGGGTCAATGATGTCCCAACTTGAACTGGTGTCACGTCAGCTGAAAGAGCAATTCTTTGTGCCTTAAGAACCCAGTTATGGCCAATAGCTCCAGCAGTCTCAAGAATCGCTATTTGGTTAAGTCCACCTGAACATTGCCACCTGTCTGCCGCATAGATCCAGACACCAGCACCTTGTGTTAAAATGTTGATGTTTGCAGGGCCTGATCGTTGCCAGATCTGGAAGTCACCATTGAGAATTCGGTTGCGACCTGGCCTGGTTCCATAGGTAATCCAGGAAGGATAAGCAGCGGCACCGCCAGAGATTAATATCTCACCAACGTTACCAGAGTTACCAATGGGTGTAATAGGGCCATTCAATACAGGGGGGCCAGCAAGCAATTGAAAAGGTGTCAAGGCTGGGTCGTTAGCGCCAACGTTTCCCCAGTTGGGCAGAGCACCTGCACCAGCAGAGATGAGAACTTGACCAACGGTTCCGACACCGGCTACGTTCTGTAATGGGCCTGCTGCCACCGTTCCACCTGTAATGACCGCGTATGGTGTGAAGGCTGCAACGCCTGTTCCACCACCAGCAACCGGTATAGGCAATCCATTGTTGGCACCAACGATGTACATTTGTACGCCATCAGAGTAAATGATATAACTTCCACCGATTGGGACAACAACACCTATTCCCCCTAGAGGTTGAGCTGTAACCGTAAATCCTCCTGGGGATATCATGTTGTTGAAAACTTCCCAGATTCCTGGTTGTGCCGGGAAAACGATGGTCGTGTTCTGATTCAATCCACCAGCCGCTATGAATTGAAGAATATTAAAGGATGCTTGAGCTGCGGTTAAGGTAACAATACCCGCAACTTGGGCTATCTGAATATCGAAAGGAGGAAGCAACGCCGTTACTGCTGATAAGCTCCTTTGACCAAATCCAAGAGTGTTCCAGCCATTTTGGTCCGCAATGAAGTATGATGAGGTTCCTCGAATCATTGGCCAAGTGGCTACGCCATCGATAGTTGACCCATCCGGTGTGGCAACTGTGACGATTCCACCACCTTCGTTATTAACAGCCAAATAGAAGCCTACACCAACACCAGCCGCAGCTATAGGTGGGAGCGTAATAGTGCCTACGCCGCCAGTCCAGACAAGAAGGAAAGCCCTATCGTTCGCAGTAGCGGCTGACGTTGCTGGTACATTTCGGCTTGGGAAGTTAGAGACCAACAAGTTGTTAACGATATTGAGGCCGTTTCCAACTAAACCAATGAGGTTAACGATGTTGTTACCGGCGCCAAAGGTGATGACGTTCCATGTGCCCCCAATCGTTGCCGTTGTATTCAACCAGAAATAATAGGCAATTCCTGGTGTGCAGACTTGTAAAACCAACCCAGTATTATCAGTCACGCTAAAGTTGTTAACACCTGTGTTGAGGACAAGAAAGTCTTCACCAGGTGAAACTGTATTAGAGGCCGCTGGCATGATCAAATTGAGGTTGATGTTGGTTGCGTTCACATTCATGATACGGGCCACAACGTTGGTTGTATCAATAAATGATGTTGGCCATTCCAGAGAAACGTTTGCGGCCATCGTAATCGTTCTGAAGGCCACATTAGAGGGTTGGACGGGCGAGCCACCAAATATATTTGTATATGCCATAGTTAATCAGCCTTTCTAGTGGTGTAACGGTCGGTTTTAGCTCTGTCATCCTTGCTGTTCCAGGAAGAAATCATAGCCACATAATCTTGTTGGATAACCGGTAATCTCTCATCGTTCTTCAAGGTCAACATGGCCTCTAAAAGAACCGCCTTGAGAAGAATTTCCGGCATGAATTCCGTCAAATAGTTGTTCTGGAAGGCCACATCAATGACCTGTGGAGTCTCTAAATAAGCTACCTCAAAGGGATAAGCCGCATCAGGTGTAGGTGCCACCAACCAGTTGTTGTAGCCATAATCACAATAGAACTTTGGGGTCGCTACCTGTGAATCATCTGGCCAGTATTGACGGCAGAACTCATACGACCTCAACAGGATAGGTGTCACCACATTGTTTGTCGGCCCTAAGCCGATGTTGAATGTGATGGTATTCTGCCAACGAGCGGGTTTCTGATAGACAGATTGGCCGATGACAAAATTATTTGGAGCGCCACTTATGTACTGTTCAAAAAGAAGGGTATTCGCATCACGGGCAATACGCTCATGGGCAAACTTGATCCAAGCATCCATGGACTGCACAACAATCTCATCTTCACGCTCAAGATAATTCATGACCGTTGTGACCAGATTGTTGTATGTCATCGTAAAAGACATATTTTATGCTCCAGCGCTATGATGAGCCCGCGCATCATCTGGTGAAGAGAACTCATGAGCCACATTTCCAGCCTTAATCCACTCTAGATGTTCTCTATAATGACCATTGGCAGGATCTAGAGGAATGAATGCGCCATCTGGCAAACGATAAATCATGGTGCTTGTAGCAGCCCCATTCGCCATCTTTAATGTGTAATAAACATAATCCATTTTTACCTCCTTAAGTTACGTCGACGTCTGCTGTAATATGTAATCCAATAGCTTGACCAACCGTTCCACCTGCTGAACCCGTTCCATAAACAACCTGGTCAGTTGCAGTTGAGTGAAACACTGTTGTGGCCGTAAACGCAGCCGAAGCCGATTCGTTGTATATCTGT